AAGCTTCTTTTCAAGGACGGCCTTTTCTTTGTCCAGAGATTCCAGTTCAGCAATGATATACTTTGCCGCGGCAGAATCGGCGCTGCCGGAGAGCGCATTCATCAGATTCCGGATGGAGTCGGTCGTCTTTTTCAGATCCGCGCGCATTTTGCCGGTATCAACGTAAGAGACGTTTTCCTCAAGTTCAATGCTGTCCGGAGACAGCTTAATCTTTTTTAATTCCTGCAAAAAACGGTCGTCAATGTCATCTACCCGCGTATAGCCGGTATCGCAGGCGGACACTCCCTCACGCGCCATTTTGGGGCAGTAGTAATAGGAGAACAGGCTGCCGTTCTTTTTGTATGTACGGATATTCATTTTCACGCCGCACTTGCAGCGGAGTGTGCCTTTTAAAATCCCGGCTTCGTACTTGGCGTACCGGGTGGATTTGTTCTGACCAAGGCGCTTCTGGATGGCGATCCAGTCGGCACCGGAGAGGATCGGATCATGAATGCCGATGGCGATCGAGTAGGTATCTTTTCTGACGGTCGTTCCGTTGGACTGCGTGGTGCGGCCGTAGCCGATCAGCCCGTGCCTACCGTCGAAGAGTGCCGGATCAGGAAGCTTGTAGCCTTTTTCCAGAAAGTAGTAGTACGCGTCCATATCGTTGGCGCAGTAGACTGGATTGGTGAAGAGGTTGTATAGCTTGCTGCAGCTGTAAAAGGCATCCCGTTCCGTGCGGATTCCCTCCTGCCGCAGCGTATGTTCCAACTTGGTGATGGACGTGCCGGAGAGCATGAGGGAGAAGATATACTTTACCGTCTTGACCCGCTGCTCGTCCACGATGAGATAGGAGTGCGTCTTATCGCCTATTTTCTTGCGGACGGATGTCATACCCGGCGGCAGGGTGCCGCCCGTCCACTTCCCGGCTTCCCCCAGGCTTGCCATATTGTCCGCAACACGCTCCGCGGTGTTCTCGCGTTCCAACTGTGCAAATGCCGAGAGGATGTACATAACGGTCCGTCCCATAGGCGTAGAAGTGTCAAAGGATTCTTTTACCGACAGGAAAGAGACATTGTGTTGCTGCAGCGTCTCATAGATCTCGGAGAAGTCCTTGACGCTTCGGCTGATACGGTCCAGCTTGTAGACGATGATGATATCGAGTTCGTCCGCCTTGACATCCGCCATCAGTTCGGTAAAGGAAGGGCGGTGCGTATTCTTCCCGGAGAACCCCTCGTCCTTGTCGTAGATTCTGAAATCCAGTTCCTGATCCTTGAACATCAGCCGGGCGTAGTCCTTGCACGCCGTGATCTGCACCTGCACCGAGTCACTGTTGTCCCGGTAGACCGATTTTCGTGGATAGATTCCGATTCTAAGCATAGTATCACTCCTTTGTTCTTGTACAGTGTATGTAAAAATGGGTATAAAAATAACAGCCAGCGTGGAACGTGTGTTCCGCTTGCACTTGGCTGCTCCGAATGATACAATATGCTTGTTGAGGGCTTTCGTATCATTCGAGAGCGTGACCGTCCTGCTTTGGAGTGGGGCGGTTTTTTATTTCAAATACTTTTTTGTGGCTTCATCGAAATCAGAAACATAATTATTATCTTGAATAACTCTGTATTTCTCATATTCTTTTATTGCTAAAGAATCTGCTACTTCACGAGAAACGATTCCGAGGTTTTCCATCAAATCATATTCATTAAACTGTAAAAATGAATCTAATTTTGTTATCCAATCATTCATGGACATCAGTTTATTACGTTTCGCTTGGTTTTCTGCGTAATCCAGATACATGTTGACGATATCATTTAATCCGGACATTTCTTCTTTCGAGAGATAATTCTTGGATACGGTAACATCTGACTTCAAAATTTTACCATCTGGAGCATTTTTCCATGTCTGCATTCCCATATGTTCCTTGGTGCTGTCTGCTCGGTCATGAATGATTTCAGGTGCAGTGTGTCCAGTAATTGCAAAAAGCAACTTATTCTGAACCGTTTTGAAAAAGGTACGTGTTATTTCACTTTTAGGATCGTAATCGTAGCTGCATTGAGCATAGATGTCCGTGATTTTCTGATAGAATCGTCGTTCACTCGCACGAATCTCCTTGATTTTCTCCAGTAATTCATCAAAATAGTCTTTGCCAAATTTAGGACCATTCTTTAGCATATCATCATTCAGGACAAATCCTTTGAGCATATATTCTTTTAAAGTAGCAGTAGCCCATTGCCTGAATTTAGTTGCTTTAATAGAGTTTACACGATATCCTACAGCAATAATTGCATCCAGGTTATAATAATCTAGGGTTCGTTTTACCTGGCGTGTTCCTTCAATTCGAACTGTTTCCATTTTGGAAATAGTTGAATTTTTGAATAATTCACCATCTTCATATATATTTTGAAGGTGCTTAGATATAATTGGAACATTAACACCAAATAATTCTGCCATAGCTTTTTGTGTAAGCCAGAATGTTTCGTCATAGTATATAACAGAGACGTTTACGTTACCATCGTCTGTTTGGTAGAGCACAACTTCCCTTGCTGGTGTGTCCGGAGAAATTGTTTGTAGTTCATCGGACTTTGCAGGAGCAATAGGCTGTTCCTCTGCATGATTTGTATTGCGTAATAGCATGGCTTGTAATTGTTTTCTAAAATCGTCCATATTTTTCCCTTCCCAATTTAATCATAGAGTACATCTTTAAAGCTATGTTTGCCGCTCCGCTTATTGGTGGGACGGTTTTTAATGTTAACAGATTATTCATGGATTTAAAAGTAAATCTGTATTAAACTGAATAAAAGGAGATGAAGTATATGCGTAGTTTTGCAAAGAAATTATATAACGGTATTATGTATAGCACATTCTTTTTTGCAATTATGGGAGTATATTGCAAAACTACATACAAATATATTAATGATGATTCTGTAATACTTTATTTTTTAACTGGTATTGTAATGACCATCATTATGCTTCTTGCTCTTCATCATCTGTTTCGACTATTTCATCAGTAGCATTTGTAATAGGAGTAGCAAGTGACTCAATCGGATTAATTTGCATTGATTGTCGGCAAGCTGATAAAATGCCGATATTGTTAAGCAATATTTGAGGATCTACACCAGTTTCTTTAATGCGCTGTTCAATATCAATGGCTTTTTGTAAATTATCTAATTCCAATTGTGTTATTTCAGCATCATTTTTTCTTTTTTCATCCTTTATAGTCTGAAAATCTTTTATTATTCGAGCAATGCCTGGTAATTCAACAGTTAAAAATTTTCCACCACCTATAATTGTAGCAAGTGCAATAAAAATTAAATAATTTGATGTGAACCAATTATAAATCTCTTTTATAGCAAAAACTACATCACCTGCAGAGTGAACAGTAGCCTGAGTAGAAATTGCCATTTCATCAATGCCTGGAGCACATAAAATAGAATTTATGCTATATAGTAAACCGGAAAATTCCATTGAAGTTATTTGTCCTGGTTTACTTACATGAAATACTAAACGTGTTGTATTATTATAGGAATAACAGTTATATAAGTGATCTAAAATTAATTCAGCTGATGAATCTAAATTTGTTATTCCGTGATAGGAAGAAATCGTTTTAAACAAATGAAAATTAATTTCTTCACCAAGGATAGTTCTAATAGGAATGATTTTTCGGCGCTTTTTATATGGACAAGAAATTTCATCAATTAACACATCCTTATTTTCAATCTTTGAAATGGTTTCGATTTCTTGTTCGTAGGTTTTGTTTGGATCTTCATAATATTCGCCAGCAAATGCAAAAGTTACATATCTGCTAGATTCACTTGGAATGACTAATATATCCCCAGGTTTAATATCAAAAATAAAACTTTTGCATTTGTTAATAACAAGCGTTGGACGCTTGATTTCTGGGTAATCAGATTTAATTGATTCTCCCAATGTTTCAGTAGTTGCATCTGAAAAACTGGTTTGATCAGTAAGTGTATTCCAAGCAAGGGCAACATAATTGTTTGATATAAATTCATGATAGAAGTACCCTTTTTTTGTACGAACCATCCAAAAACGAGTATCAGATGGGATGTGCAAAAGTTTAAAATTAAGAATTTCATCATACAATGTTGATAATGCTAATTCTTCTGTATCCATATATTTTCCTCCAATAATCAAACGTCAGTTCGACGAAAGACGTTTTTTTTATTGAAAGCAGATATTGTTAATTGGATGCGCTGTGGTAGGACTTTGATTCATAGAAATTCAATAATCTCATCACAATACCTTCTTTCGTTTGTAATAATAAAATTCTACCACATATATAATGCGATGTATACAAAATTGATAATCCTACACTAATTCAAGAACCGCAATATTCGGTTCAAAAACAATAACATAATTATCCAGCTTCGTGTATACGCCATACTTATTTCTGTAGTAAGTAAGGCTATCAATTAAAAACTCTTCGGTTACCTCAAGGTACTCCGCTGATTCTGATATGCTTTGACAGTGGTGCAAGTAGGCATCCACGATGCCGCGCAAGCCGACCAGCTTATTATAGGCTACGATCCTGCCGCGCAGTTCCTGCTTGCGGTTCTCAACCGCGGACTGGTCGAGAATATTACCGGTTGCGGTGTAGTGGTGTCCGAGTTCCTCCGCCAGAACACAGGTTTTTTCTGTTTCGGTCATATCTTTTCTGATAGCGATCCGGTTTCCTTTGAGCCGTCCCTTGCTGACAGGGAGCGGCTTTTCTTTTACGGTAAGGTTATTGCTATCGGCTTCTATTAAAAGTTCTTCGTATGTCAAATATATTCCCCCAATAAGTTAAACGCACATTTCTTCGTAAGCGTAACTGTGTTCATACATATATTCCGGCGCACAGTCTATTTCCTCGTCCATCCATGTAAGAGCACCATGCACGATTTTGAAATTTTCAAATATGGATTCATCTTTCAACGGTTCAAAAGCAGATCCAGTCAGTACAGTTGCATCAAACACACGCTTTTCCCCGGTAGAAAATGTAAGAAGCATCATCAATCGGTCAGTAACTCTGGCATCTGTAAGCTTTAATGATTCCTTAAATTCATTTGCATATACAATTCCGTTTACTTCAAACATAAAGGCACCTCCTATAATGGATTGATCTTGTCAAAGTGATCGCCTTTGACGGCTTTGTTCCATGCGTCATATACTTCGTCCTCGTATATGGCAAGCCAACCGTTGATAATTTTTAATTGCTTGGCGGGGATAGAGCCAGCTAACAATTCGCCATCGACGGCAATCACGGCTTCATAGTCTCCGTAAAATGCGTGAATGTGTGGCTTATGATGCTGTTGTACATCGTTAAAATACATTTTAATGATGATTCCGTAAAATCTACTTAACTCTGGCATATAAATCCCTCCTGTGAGATATATAATAGCGCATTATGTGTCCAATTCTTTGGACTAGAAGTTTTCGTCATCCATAATATCTTCTTCCAACTGTTTTAATTCATCCGGTGCACCCATGTAATCATCAGCGTGTGCGGCATTAACTTCATAATTAGAAGTCTGATTGCTATACTGTGGCAAAAATGTCAATTCTTCTACACGTTTTTCAGCTTCATGCTTTCCAAAATCATTAAGCTGTTCATAGAAAGTCATTATTTTGGGTGTGTTTGGTTCGGCTGTACGTTCTTCAACTAAATCAGCTTTGGATATTCCAAAGTAATTTGCCATTAGTTCAATTTTATCGATGCGAGGGTAAGCATTTCCCTTTACCCAGTCCGTAAATGTTGTGTATTTTACACCAAGTGCATCACACATTTCTTGTCGTGTTTTTCCGCGTTGATTCATATAATATTGAATATTTTTAGCCATTATTTGTTTATTTCCGAGATTATCGCTCATATTAGCACCTCCCGCTATTTAATTTATATTATGATTATAAGATTAAATCGTAAAAAATGCAAGAAAATATTAAAAAATTACGAAAAAACCGTTGACATTACGATTAAATCGTAGTACTATATACTCGTAGCAAGGAGATAGCAGGAAAGGAGTAAAAATGGAGAACGACGAAATGAACTTGGCAGAATTACTGAAAGAAACAGCAGAAGAAAACCAGACAAGAAAAATCTTAGCTATCCTTGAAGAAAGTGAAGATTTGGAGAAAGCCAAAGAAAAAGTAAAAGCCCTGCTTAAATAGAATTAAGTAGGGCGAAAATAACAAGCAACCACAAGGGCGGCACTCTTAACATTCCTGCTAAGCCGCCCAAGTGACAAGAGGATTATAGCAGGAAATCAGAAAAATGTAAAGATTGGAGATGATAAAGTGCCAGAAATATCAAGTAACATGCGACTGACTTTAAAAACAGCCAGAGAAATACATGGTATGACACAGGAAGAAGCGGCGAAAAGAATTGGAGTAAGTACGGACACCTTGGGAAATTATGAACGTGGGAAAAGTTATCCGGATATTCCGGTTTTAAGAAAGATCGAAGAAACTTATGGTGTTCAATACAGCCAGCTTATTTTTTTGCCTTTAGATTACGATAAAACCGTAAATATTCAGTAAGAAGGGAGATGATTGAGTGAGAAAGACAAAAAAGAAAAAGACCACTTCGGGCAGGAAGCAGTCCTTTTTAAGAGAAGAAGTAGCTTTCTTATATGCTTGTTTGTTAATTAAATCTCGATTCCGTGAGTAGCTAATTCTTTTCGTAATTCCTCATGATAAGTTTTTAGAAGTGTAATGGAATAATTCATAAGAAGTTGGTTTTGCTGGACTGCTTTTTGAAGTTGCTCATCATCCAAGTTGAGGACTTCATCAATTTTCCCATTAGTAATATCCTTTACGGACTTATCAAGAGAGGTCGCAATTACTTTATTAATATCCATTTAAAATTCTCCTTTCATAATACTCGACATGGCAGTGCCTGTACAAAGAATTTTAACACTGAAGGAGAACATTTACAACAATAGTAGAAGGGAGAGTGAGAGATGAAAGAAGAAAAGAGCAACAAAGTGAGATATTTCATAATTGGAATATCTATCATATTAAATTCTGTCGGAGTTATAGCAAATTCAATTGCAATAATAATGAGATTATGCCAGTAAGCAATAGAAGGGAGGAAAAGCGATGTGGATTTCAAGAAGAAAAGCAGATGCATTGGAAAAAAGAATTGCTGACCTTGAATTGCAGGTTCAAAGTCAGCAGGAAAAATTAGAAACTTTTCGCAATCTTTGGATAGAAAGACAAAAGTTTCTTTCTAAATCGAGTCCGAAGCATCATTGGAATTAGCAAAACCTATTCTTCTCGCAGGTTTAGTTTTATCTTCACGTTCAACAGATGTGAGTAAGAAATATAGCATACAAGAATAGTTTGACAACGGAGGAGATGATGCACAAAGCAGGAAAAGGGTACAAGCAGGCTGTCATATGATTTAACGGAGGTGGAAATGTATGGCAAAGAGAAAGAAAAAGGAGATTACCTGCAGCGTAACGATAACCGAGGGAGCATCGGAACGGCTTACCAAGGCATTGGTTAAGATCCATTATCAGCGGAAGCGTGATGAAGAGATGCGCGGGATAACGAAGGATGAAACCGCTTAGGCGGTAGCGGCGGACAAGCCATAAGAAAGGAGTGAGAACGTTGAAAAGGATAGGCAAGATCGTTACGGCGGTCGGCGTGGTCACGGCACTGCTTGCAGGATGCTGTCTGGATTCGCAGGATGTATACGGCTACCTTGCGGGAGCGTTGTGTATCATCGGTGGCTTCCTGGGCGGCGCGGGCTATGCGATCTGCATGCTGGCGGAGCGGCGGCGCACCGAGGTTGTGATCGAGATGGACAAGCCGGATATTGTGTGGATCGAGATTGAGGAGGTGGGAAAGTGACGGAACAGGAAAAACAGGAGATTGTTTCTGAGGTTGAAAAGCAGATTTTAGAAAAGATGAAAGGAACGGTTATTCGCGAAGATACACAGTCAGTTTTGAAGAAGCCACGTTCAAAATGGTTTACGAGCGCATCTTGCAATACGGAATCTATTATGTACAAGCTTTTTGGCACGTATGTTTATTGGAGCGTTTGGGATATGATCCGCAAGCTCACATGTTATATATGCGGAACCAGTTATGTGAGAAATCTTTCGGGAAATGAGATGGCGGATGAAGTGGCGGAAAAACTGTGTCAGTTTGTATACGACCTAAGAACGGAGTATCTGGAACATGAGGCAAAAAAATAGCACCCTGACTGTTTTGGCGAACGCAGGTGCTATTTACCGTAGGAATACATAAGTATTTCTGCGTTTATTGTAACACGAAAGAGCAGTTTTTGAAAGTGTGATTTTATGATTTTTAGAGAATGTAAGCGCTGCGGTCATCCAATGGACCCGGGAGAGGGTAGAAACGGTATGTGTGATGACTGCGTTGCCGGTGAAACAGAGCGGCGGGAGCGCGAAGAGAAGATGGAGCGGATGATCCGGGCAACGGAATGGACGCAGCTGGAAGTGGGGGGGTTTTTGAATGAAAGCAAGGTTATGTAACAAGGACATGTGCAATCTCGTGGATGTGTTGCGGGAATTGCCGGAAACACTGGAAGGGGTCGGCGTTGCGGGAATTGCCACTATTACCGTTACGGATGACGGGAGCATTAGCGGGGTGCTGGCTGTCTCTGGAGAAACAGCAGTGAGACTTAAGATCAGTGACAATGGCGACAAAGGAGAGTGGGAGTATATCGATGATTGAGATCGCGCCGGATGCGCCGGACTGGGATGAATACGAAGCGGAGCAGGAGCGGGCATGCCGGCATAGAAAGAAACTGGCAGCAATATACGACCGCGATGAGCGGTTTAGAGAAGAAAAGGAGATAGAAGATGCAGGAAATTAACTTATTAGTAGAGCAGAAAAACGGAAGTATCGAGACCAACTCTGAAGAGATCAAGGCAGCCCTTGCGGCAAAAATGGAGGAGTACAAGGGGATGGTGTTTACCGCAGAATCCCAGCCGGAAGCAAAAAGGACGGTGGCAAGCCTGCGTAAACTGAAAAAGGCCATGAGCGACAGGCGAATCGAGATCAAGAAAACTTTTATGGCGCCGTATACCAATTTTGAAGCGCAGGTCAAGGAACTGGACAAGCTGATCGATGAACCGATCGACTTTATCAGCGGGCAGATCGAGGAGTTTGAGCGTAGGCGCGTGGAAGCAAAGAAAGCGATGATCTGTGAAATCTATACCGGGATTATGACGGAGCATGGAACCGTGATGGAGTATCTGCCGCTGGATCGCATCTATGACAGCAGATGGGAGAATTCCACGACTACGCAGAAAGCTATCACAGAAGCCATCACAGCACATGTGGAGCACGTAGAGAAAGATCTGGACACTATCCGGGCGATGGAATCGGAGTTTGAGGATAAAGGTCTGGCGAAGTATAAGGCAACGCTGGAACTGTCAGATGCCATTGCAACCATGAATCAGTACCAGAAGCAGAAAGAGGAGATCCTTAAACGCCAGAAAGAAGAGGAAGAACGCAAAAGGGAAGAAGCAGAACAGAAAAAAAATCGCCAGCAAGAGCAGGTAAGTGCTTTAGAACAAAAAATTGAGAGAGATAAAGCGCGTATGATGGAACTGTTTCATGAAAAGGCATCCCTCAATGCAAGATGGCAGCGCTATGAGGCAATGCTGGAACAGGTTCAGGTCAGGAGAGCAGAAGTCAGTCAAAGACTATTGAGGGCAAAGACACAAGAAAATAGTTTGGATCTTCAGATACAGGAACAGAAAAAAGAGCTGGAGAGTGCGGATGAAAAAATAAAAGAAATTGGCTTGAGAGAATTAAGTGAAAAACTGGAAGTAGGGCAAGTTACGTTAAAAGATATCATAACTGAAATCAAAAAACCAGGAAGAGACCCAAGAGAAGAAGGTATAAAACCTATACTTAGAACTGATGTCTTAAAAATTGAAGATATACAAGAGGGTATGACTTTAAAAGGTACAATAAGAAATGTTGTAGATTTTGGTGCATTTGTAGATATTGGAATAAAAAATGACGGATTAGTTCATAAATCAGAAATGAGTAATAGTTTTGTGAAAGACCCTATGAGTATTGTTACAGTAGGTGATATAGTAGATGTAAAAGTCATTGGAATTGACTTAAACAAAAAAAGAGTTGCCTTATCAATGAAAAAATAGATAAGTTTATGTATGGTTATAGTACTTAAATTCTATGTTTGTAAATGAGGTTACTCGAGTGTATAAATGTTAAAAATTTGTAAAAGTATACAGTAAGAAAATATATTAAAATAAGAACGATAGTCTTGAAAATCAGGAGGAAAATGAATGATTTTTATAAAAAATGGTAAAATAAATACCATAACAAATGGGATAATTC